CTGTCTGTGGGTTGCCTACAAAGAACTGGGCATTGCCGTTCTGAAATTTCTCAATAGCCTTGGTCCGTTGTTCGTCATCCGTGTCACCGTAGTACGTGACCACCTTGGTATTGCCATACACAATGTTCAGGGCCTTCGTGATCCGCTGCATGTCGTAACGGAACCGTGACCAGATGATCACCTTGCCATCGACTTCCTCGAGGCAGTTCAACAGCTCGCTGATTCGATTGTCGGGTATCTCTACAAGTTCACCATCGTCAGGCTTCGTGTGACCGGACAGAACTTGTTGCAACCGCAACAGCTGGGTCATCACGTTGGGTGCCGACATGAACTGGTCATCGTCTAGTTCTGCCAGTGCAAACTCTTTGAGCTCTGCGTAAATGCGTTTCTGTTCTGGCGTCAGGGCAATGTTGCGCTGCGTGTAAATTTTGTCGGGCAAGTCCAAGCATTCACTCTTCAGAATACGCGAAGAGAACGTCTTCAGGAGGTCCGACAGTTGTTCAAGATTCCTGTAGCCGACGACACGATTAAAGCTGTGACTCCCAAAAGTCTGGCGCTTCATCACCGCATATCGATACTGAAACTGAAAAAAGTTGTCGCCGCAATCGCCCAGCAAAGTCTTGTCCAAAAAGTGACACTGTGACCACAGATCCATGGGAGACTGCGTTACAGGGAAGCCCGTGAGGATACGCCTGTACTTCGCCAAGGGTGCCATCTTGAGTATGGCTTTGGTTCGTTTGGCCTTCGGATTCTTAATTGCCGTGCTTTCGTCAAGCACCAGCATTGCTCTCGACATTTCCAAAACTTTGACCAGGTATTTCTGACCTTTGATCGTGGACAGGGCTTCGACATTCATAACCAGAACGCGCAGATCATCACCTTCGTGAGGCGCGGCCATGCCGATAAGTGCTTGTTTTTCTTTCGCTTTTGGCGATGGCACCCATGTCACGATAGTCCGTTCGATACGGTCTGGAAGGTGTGCGGGTATCTCTGTCTTTGACCAGTTGCGATAGACCCCCTTCGGCGCAACCACCACCAGGGTGTCGATGCGTCCAGCTTCAAACAAAGCGCCGGCGTTGTCTATTGTGACCTTGCTCTTGCCTGTACCCATCTCGAGGAACAGGCCCCAATTGACCTCGCTCCAGCTATCTCTGAGCACTGTTCTTTGATGTTCATATGGGTCGGTCTTGAAGGTGTATGTCATTTTTCTCTTGCCATGAAACTAACCTCTATATAAAAGGGGGCATAGCCTTTGTAAATACCCTTTGTCCAGATAAATGGCATAGGTAGAGAGAAAGAAAGAAAATGACTGTCTATCTCACGCAAGAGAACCCTCGCTTCAATGTCCTCAAGGCAACGAAGTTTGGACAGCTCGAAAGTCTCACAACAACCGACGATCAGATTTACACAAGCGCAAACCGGGTGGTCGCTAAGATCAAACGCGGTTTGAAAACGTTTGGGGATGACGATTGGCTGTTGCTGTTGGGTGACCCAGCGGTCATCGGTGTGTGCTTTGCTTTAGCAGCAGAGCGTAACGGCGGCCGTGTAAACATCCTCAAGTGGGACAAATTTGAAAAGGCATATTACCCAATCAGTGTCAGGCTAAAGTCTGGCATTGCAGATCTTGAAACCTGAAGAGGAGATACTTGTGACAGATATCCTTGATACGATTGCAGCAGACGCAGAAGCGTTTGAAGACCTGACCACGGAGAAAGGTGCAGAGTTATCTGATCTAATCCGTCAAGCGTCCGATGTTACGAAGTCGATATCGAACGCAGAAGAGGCGGTGAAGAGTCTGAAGAAAACTCGCGACAGATACCTTTACGAATTGATCCCTGCCAGAATGAGCGAGATTGGTATGGACAAGGTAGAGGTTGACGGCAACTCCGTTTCTCTTACGACCTTTGTATCGGCCACCATGCCGAAGGACCCTTTGCAGAAGGATTTAGCGATCCAGCATCTGCGGTCAATCGGTTGCGGTGACTTTATCAAAAACAAATTGGAAGTAAGTTTTGGCTTGTCCCAAGACAACGAAGCGAAAGCCCTTGAGGCTGATCTCGTTGAGGCTGGTCACGATACCAGTTCAAAGATTTGGGTGGAGCCGATGACACTAAAGAAGCTTGCAAAGGAAAGACTGCAAGCTGGTCAGGAGTTCGATACAGAACTATTCAACGCACACATTGGAACAGTAGCTAAGATCAAAGGAGCATGAACATGGCTAAGAAAAATGGTGGCGGTTTACCCGCAGAACTCGCAGAAGCTTTTGAGGCTGACAGTGGTAGCGGCTTTGAAGGCGTAACGACAGACGACCTACAGATACCTTTCATTCGATTGATCCAAGCCTTGTCGCCACAGATTGACAAGAGCGACAGCAACTACATCGAAGGCAGTGGCGCTGGTGATATCTTTAACACGGTTACCAAGCAGCATTGGGCAGGGGATGAAGGTGTCGTTGTTCTTCCCGCTCTATTTCAAATGAAGCTGTTGGAGTTCATTCCTCGCGCACAGGGCGGGGGTTTCGTGGGCGAACTGGCATCGACCAGCGACGATGTTAAGAACGCCTACCGTGACGATGACACGGGCATGGAACTTTTGCCTTCGGGTAATGAATTGGTTCGCACGGCGCAATACTACGTGAAGATTGTCCACGATGACGGCACCTTAGAGAGTGCGATACTGGATATGAAGAAGACCCAGTTGAAAAAGTCACGTGCTTGGCTGACGCTGATGCAGATGCAAAAGCACAATGGCAAAGCGTTGCCGATGTTCGCGAACACCTATCGCTTGACCTCTGTCAAAGATGAGAACGACAAGGGCAAGTGGTTCAACTGGAGCATCGCAAAAGAAGGCTCGGTGCCTTCCATCGAAGCCTACAACGAAGCGAAGGAAATGCATCAGTCGGTTGTGTCTGGTGAGTTAGCCATCGCTCCCCCTCAAAACTTAGAACAGATTGAAAATCAATCTGACTCTGACGTTCCGTTCTAGGGAAGGATGACCCCTAAACGGTCCCGTACCGTTTAGGGGTCTATTTTCGCATGACGGAAGCAGAGAGATATTTTGACCTTTTTCAAGGTTTCAGAGGCGCTCACGGCCAGACAGAGGTTCTGAACCATCAACGTCATGGTAAGCAGAAGGCGAAGAGCTACATTGTCCGTGAACCGTTGACCATTGAACTTGTGCAGTCGCACTTGGACGGCAAGCAAGGGATTGGCAGTATACCTATTGATGAGGACAACAGTTGCAGCTTCGGTGCATTGGACATCGATGACTATAACCTTGACCTTATCGCGCTGTGCAAGAAGTCAGCCAAGCTGAAGTTACCCTTGACGTTGTGCCGTTCAAAGTCGGGCGGCGCTCATTTATTTATATTTTTATCAGAGAAGGTGCCAGCGGTGGAACTCCGCGACAAGTTGGCTGAGTTTGCATCGGCCTTGGGCTTTGGCACGTGCGAGATATTTCCCAAACAAGAAGAGGTCATCGTAGAGCGCGGTGACGTAGGGAACTTTATAAATTTACCATACTTTCAAGCTGAGTACGCGACACGGTTTGCTTATGACAGAAGCGGCAAGGAACTGACGTTGGTTGAGTTTCTTGATCTGGCAGAGAAGAGCAAGATCACGCTCAAGCAGTTACGTGAGTTTGAACTGACATCCAAGTCGGATGTATTGCCTAACGGCCCACCGTGTCTACAGCAGTTGACAGAACACGGGATTCCAGAGGGTGGCCGTAACAATACGATGATCAACATCGGCGTGTACTACAAGCTATCGTCGCCAGAGAATTGGAAAGAGCTCCTTGAGAAGCATAATCAGAACTACTGCAATCCGTCGTTGCCAGCTAAAGAGATCGTGACGATACAGGAACAACTGGAGAAGAAAGAATATTTCTACACGTGCAAACAAGAACCGATACAGAGCCACTGCAACAAGGCGTTGTGCAGATCCAGACAGTTTGGTGTGGGTGGTAGTCAGTCCTTTCCAACAATCGGTGGATTGACCGTCGTTCTGTCGGAGCCCCCAGTTTGGTTCGTGGACGTTGACGGTGCGCGGCTAGAACTATCGACCAAGCAGTTACAGATGCAGATGGACTTTCAACGGGCTTGCATGGAGCAGATGTACCAGATGCCAGCGCGGATGAAGGATGCTGATTGGCGCGACATGATCGACAATCTACTGACCACGGCAACGCACATACAGGTGCCAGAGGAACTGACAACCAAGGGTCAGTTCAACGAGTTCTTGGAGACGTTCTGCACCTCTCGCATACGTGCGACTTCGGAAGAGGAGTTATTGACGGGCAAGCCATGGACAGCGGATGGCTACACATATTTCAAGCTAGGTGCGCTACAGGAATTCTTGAAGCGCAAAGGCTTCACCAATTACTCACGTGGGCAGATCACGGAGCGATTGAAGGAACTGAACAATGGTGCGGAGTCTGATAAGCAGTATCGGCTGAAGGACAACAAGGGCAAGTGGAGAACGGTCAGGGTCTGGTTTGTACCAGAGATGGAAGAATTAGACGTTGACTTAAAGAAGCCGAGCTTCTCTGAAGAGGTGCCGTTTTGAAGCTCCAGCCTATGCCCATAACGTTGCGAGAGGCCAACCATTTTGTGGAACAGTTCCACAGGCACAGCAAGAGAACGAGTAGGGACGGTGGCAAGTTTGCGATAGGCGCCACTACGGGGGACCGCATGGTCGGCATTGCAATTGTCGGCAGACCAGTGGCTCGATTACTGGACGATGGATATACCGCAGAGGTTACACGTTGCTGCGTCTTGGACGATGCGCCGAGAGGGGCGTGTTCTTTTCTGTATGGCCGTTGCTGGAGAATCTGGCAGCAGATGGGCGGCAAGCGCATGGTCACGTACACGCTACAGAAAGAGAGCGGGTCTAGTCTGAAGGGCGCTGGGTGGAAAATCGTGGGGGAGACACAGAAGGGCGGTTGGGACCGCAAAGGCCGGGAGCGGGATTGGCAACCTATCTACGGGCAGCTCAAATTTAGGTGGGAAGCACAATGAAAGTTCAGAAGACATACCTAGGTCCACCTGGCACGGGCAAGACGCAAAACAACTCTAACCTCATACAGGAGTATATGCGGCAAGGCATTGAACCAGAGCGCATTGCGTGTGTGTCGTTTACAAGGAAAGCTGCGAAGGAAAGTCAGGAGCGTGTATGTCGGGACACTGGAATTACAGAGGACCGCTTGCCGCATTTCAGGACGCTACACTCCATTGCCTTTCGTGAGGGCGGGTACAAAACTTCAGACGTTATTGGTGGTGCGGACTTTGCAAAGATTGGTGCGGCCATTGGATTGTCCTTCGGAAAAAACTACTCACAGAACATAGAGTCTGACTTTGACACGTTGGGCGTGAGCGAAGGCGATTTCTACATGAGCCTGTATCACCTAGCGCGTAGCAAGGAGATACCGTGGGAGGAGATGTTCAGAAGGGCCGAAAACTACAATCTGCATTACTCTGAGATGAAGCGCCTTGTGGACACATACGAAGACTACAAGCTTGAGTATAACAAGATCGACTTCACGGACATGATTGAGGAGTTCATTCAACGGGGTTATTCGTTGGACGTTGACGCCTTGGTTGTCGATGAGGCACAGGATCTGTCTACGCTACAGTGGAAGATGATCGACGTATTACGAGAAACGCCTGACATACAGATCTTCAGCGGCGATGACGATCAGGCGATCATGGGCTTTCAAGGTGCGGACGTTGAGGCGTTCCTTAGTGCGACAGAAGACCGCGAGGTTCTGCATAAGTCTTACAGGTTGCCAGAGAGTGTATGGCATGTAGCACAGAGTGTGGTGTCACGTATTCGTGACAGGGCCCCCAAAGATTGGAGTCCTCGAGATGAGGACGGGACCGTACAGCAGCATCAGAGCTTGTGGGACGTTCCATTGGACTCAGGGGAGTGGTGCATTCTAGCGCGGACTAATCGCATTGCGTCACAGTACGCCGATGCGTTGAGAGACGAAGGCTGGGTCTACAGCCGTAACGGGCGGCCTAGCATACCAACAAACATATATGACGCGATCATATCTTGGGAAGATTTGACAAAGGGTAAGAGCATAACCCCACAAGAGATCAAGAACGTTTACACCCACATGAGAGCGGACGTTGGTTATAGGAAGGGCTTTGGTCCAAGGTCCAAGGCGTTGCTATCTGTCGATGATGAGGCGATGATCAACATGGACTACGCAAGGGACCATCTAGGGTTGCTGCAAGTAGGGGATATCCGTTGGCATCAGGTCTTGGACAAGATCACACGGGACATGGAGCACTATCTGCTGAACGCATTACGGCGCGGTGACAACGTCAAGAATCCTCGTATCAAGGTCAGCACGATACACTCCATGAAGGGCGGTGAGGCTGACAACGTACTGGTGATACCTGACTTGTCCTACGCCGCAGATCGTGAATACCAGAAGAACCCCTCTACGGAGCATCGTGTCTTCTATGTCGCCGTGACAAGGGCGCGTCAGTCTTTGCACATAATGGAACCCATAACGGATAAGTATTACACAATATGAAACCTGATGAGATCTTACAGAAGTGTCTGGACTTGGTTACTGGTGAACGTGCTTCTCAGCATGGAGACTATACGAGTCTGCATGAACGGTTCGCTGAACTGGTGACCGTCTACCTTGGTCATAACGTGACCCCTGATCAAGCCGCGTTTATAATGGTTTTGCTGAAGGTCGCTAGACATGAGAACGGCGCCTTCAACCCGGATGATGGGGTCGATGCAACGGCATACACAGCTATATGGGCGGCACTCTGCGATGGAAGATGACCTATTTGACGAGACGATCTGGACGCCACCAGACTCACTGCCAGACCTATCGGACGAGAAACTCATCTGCATAGACGTAGAGACCAAGGACCCTAACTTGATTTCCAAGGGACCAGGTTGGTCACGCGACGATGGATATCTTATCGGCATTGCTGTCGCTACAGAGAACTGGCAAGCGTATCTACCTATCGCGCATGACAGCTTCGGCAACATGTCGAAGACGAACGTGGTCAAGTGGCTCAAGGCGCAGCTGAACCATGGCATGGATGTCGTGTTCCACAATGCTCAGTATGACCTAGGGTGGCTCAAGACAGAGGGCCTCGAGGTCAAGGGCAACATACTGGACACAATGATTGCGGCCCCGCTGCTAGACGAAAACAGGTTTAGCTACAGCCTAGATGCCTTGGGTAAGACGTATCTTGGTAAACGCAAGCAAGAGGATGATCTACGTCGAACGGCGGCGCAGCATGGCGTAGACGCCAAGAAGGACATGTGGAAGCTACCGCCGGCCAGAGTTGCTCTGTACGCCGAGACTGACGCGAGACTGACGTTTGACCTATGGCACGTGCTCAAGCGGAAACTAAAAGAAGACGATTGTTTAGACATCCTCAAGATGGAACTGGACTTGCTGCCCTTGATCTTTGACATGAAGTGCAGAGGCGTTCGTGTGGACTTAGACAAAGCGCATGATACAAAGAAGTTGTTGCAGTCAAAGGAAGACGCGCTCTGTAAGGTCATCAAGGACGAGACGGGAGTGGACATTGAGCCGTGGAACGCGAAGAGTCTTGCGAGAATCTTTGATCACTATAACTTGTCCTATGACAGGACAGAGAAGACAGAAGAGCCAAGCTTCACGAAGAAGTTCTTGTCGGAACATGAACACCCAGTAGCGAAGAATATTCTTGAGATACGAGAGTACAATAAAGCGAATACAACGTTTGTTGATACGATTCTTAGTCATCAGCATAATGGCCGTATTCATTGTCAGTTTAACCAGCTGCGCTCAGATGGAGGTGGGACCGTGTCGGGCCGATTCTCATCAAGTCACCCTAATTTGCAGCAAGTTCCCTCTCGACACCCACAAATTAAGAAAATGGTTAGAGGACTCTTTCTCCCGGAAGAAGGCACCAAGTGGGGGAGCTTCGACTACAGTTCCCAAGAGCCACGATGGCTGATGCACTACGCATCGCTGACGCCCCCTATGTCTGGAGACGAGAAGGTCATTGAGATCGTAAATATGTATCATGCGAAGGACGTGGACTTTCACAAGATCATGGCAGAGATAGCTGGCGTTGAACGTGATCAAGCGAAGACGATTAACCTAGGCGTGATGTACGGCATGGGCGTAGGTAAGCTATCGTCCGTGCTTGGCAACATATCGTTTGAAGAGGCCAAGGCGATTCGGGATGAGTACAACGAGAAAGTTCCGTTTATCCGTGACCTTGCGTCCATGGTTACCAAGACAGCGGAGAAACGCGCAGAACTCCGCACGATGTTGGGCCGTAAGTGTCGATTCCCAATGCGGGAGCTCAAGGGCTACTCAAAGACGATGAAGAAGCCGATCCACGCAGAGGCGTTGGAAGCGCAGTGGGAAGACATCCTGAATACGCCAGAGGAAGAACGCGATAGCAAGTGGCGCAGCAAGAATCCAAACCTGTATCAGGTAGCGTTCACGTACAAGGCACTGAACAGGCTCATACAGGCGTCAAGCGCGGATCAGACCAAGCAAGCTATGCTGGACTGTGCGGCCAAGGGCCATGTTCCAATGCTCACGGTCCATGATGAACTGTGCTTTTCGATAGAAGGCGATGAGGTGCCTGAGATCAAGGATCTAATGGAGCAATGTGTGCCGAAGCTGAACATTCCAGCCAAGGTGGACGTTGGCATTGGCGAGAACTGGGGTGACGCTAAGTAGTTTAGCGCAGCGACATGATACCGCCGCCAGATCTCTGACCACCTGTTATTGGACCTCTACGGGCTCGAACGTTGTTGTAGAGAGCGTCAAGGCTGACGGGACCGCCTTGAGCGCGTTTAATTGACATATTTGCGTATTGATTTGGTGGAAGTGTTGGG